TGGGCTACTGGCTACGCTCTCTGGGCACAAGCCTACGGGATGAACACATCGCTGAGCTCACCAAGTTCAAGAAGGTAGTTATTGCCCTCGATAAAGATGCAACAGACAAAGCCTTGACATACATGAGAGCGTTGAATACTCTCGTCCCCACAGGCATCTTGATGCTAGACAAAGACTTAAAGTCATTAGGAGATAACGAACGTGGATCAATCATCAGATCAGCAATGTTTGGAGAGTAAGATCATCTCGTTCTGTCTACGGACGGAATGCTATGACCGTGTAAAGAATGTGCTCACGAAGGACATGTTTGAAGGAGAATGGGCTCCCATCTGGGACGCTCTTGTCGAAGCTCACTCTGAATACAAGGCAGACTTAACCTCGAGCGAGCTACAGGCATATTTCGATTCATTGCACCCCGCCCTACCCGACAGCACACGCTATCGGTACTGGGACCATTTTTACACGCTTCAGGACGACATTGGTAAGAACACAGATTTACAAGAGAGAGTCATCCGTGACCTTTGGATGCGTAATCGTGCTCGCATCATTTCTGAACTGTCTGTCAACATCTTCTTAGGCAAGGAGAAAAACTTTGGAGAGCTCAAGCGACTCATTGAGTCTACAGCGGAGGATTCGATTGGCGAGAAGACGACGTACACGGAAGTGGACATGGGGCTCGAAGAGCTTTTGGACTCCCTTACGATTGAACCCGATTTCCCTTTCGACTGGGAACCCCTGTCCGGTTACGTTTCGGGACTGGATCGTGGACATTTTGGAATTATTTTTGCTCGGCCAGAAACGGGTAAGACTACATTTGTATCTTTTCTCGCTAAGAAATTCCTCGAGCAAGGGCTTACCGTTTCGGTCTGGGGGAACGAGGAGCCGGCTGTACGGACTAAGCTACGTATCATCCAGAGTTTTTTTAAAGCTACGCGGAAGGAACTCAGTGAAGGGCGTGGTAAATTTGCGGAAGTATGGCGTAGCGAGATCGGCAACCGCTTGCATGTTCTTGACTGTGTTGGAACGACCATTCAGGAGATTGATGACTGGTGCAAGATCAACAAGCCAGACATTGTTTTCATCGATCAGTTAGACAAAGTGAAGATCGCAGGCAAGTACAACCGGGGAGACGAGAAGCTCAAGGAGATTTACTTGCAAGCTCGAGAGATCGCCAAGCGCAATAAGTGTCTGGTGTGGGGCGTATCACAGGCATCAGCAGAGGCTGAGTCTACGATGCACGTTGAGTATCAGTACCTCGATAACTCCAAGACAGGCAAGGCAGGTGAGGCTGACCTTATCATTGGCATCGGAAGGACGGGTGACCGGAGTCCTGAGAACACCAAGCGGTACATCTGTATTTCAAAGAACAAGCAGAACGGATGGCATGGGACAGTGCCATGCGAGCTTGACATGTATCGGGCTGTGTACGAAAAGAACAACACTGTGATTGTTGTACCGCCTGAGAATCAAGAGCCTGTGGCTCAGCCTACAGAGGAGGACATGGACAATGGGTGAAGTATACGACGCAAACTACCACACAAGAAAAACGTACGATTCAATTAAGTCACGTTGTGGGCATTATCCCCATACCCCGTTAAACGATAGCTACATTAAAAATGGTATCACCGTGTGTGAACGATGGCTAAAGTCTTGGCATAACTTTATTGAAGACATGGGACTTCGTCCTGCAAAGAACATGACGCTTGATCGGATCGACAACATGAAGGGGTACTTCAAAGAGAATTGTCGATGGGCAAGCCACTTCTTGCAACAATACAACAAGCGTAAAAAACCAAAGAATTACTTCTACGACGGAACTCACACCGGGAAATGGGTTGTCAACTTTCGAGTCGACAAAAAGAACATTAACGTCGGTAGATTCGACGATGAAAAGACAGCAGAGAAAGTCGCAAAAGGTATTCATCGTTTAATTGACCGTTTGATTGAGGTAGACTTGATAAAATGAATATCTTAACTTTTGACGTGGAGACGACCCACAAGGAAAAACCCAACGGTGGGTATACACCACTTCCCTATTTTGGTAATCATTTGGTGAGCATCGGGTGGAAGGTGTCCAATGGGCCGGTCAAGTATGCGTGTGTCCATCACAATGATCACGCTCAAGATCGGGATAAGATTGAAGAATTTAGGGAGGACTTACGTGAAGCAGAAGTCGTTGTGGGGCACAATGTTAAGTTCGACCTTAACTGGATTCGCGAATGTGGATTCACGTATGAAGGTCACGTATATGATACTATGGTTGCGGAGTATCTCTTGGCTAGGGCGCGTAAGTGGCCCCTCTCGCTTGATGCCCTCGCGAAAAGGTATGAGGTTACTGAAAAGAAGAAAGACCTTACGACGGATTACCTTAAGAGCGGTAAGACATTCGCGGAGATCCCGTGGGAGATCGTAGAAGAGTACGGGATAGCTGACGTGCAGGCGACATGGGAAGTTGCGTGTAAGCAGGTGGTGGAGAAATATATGACAAGTTGGGAGGAGCTCTATGAGACCAACTACGTGGACTAAAGAAGAAGTGGATACGCTGACACAAATGTGGAAAGACGGGGAGTCGTCTGGTAAGATAGCCACTACGCTAAACCGCAGACGTAGTGCAATATCTCAGTATCTGTGTAGGCACAGAGACAAACTAGGCTTAGAAAAGCGCATGGAACCTGTCGGAGGCAGACCACGAAAGAAAACGTGCGGCTTTGAGCAGGCGTGGAGGGGGTCCGTACCTCGTGGGCACTGGATGATTACGAAACCGTGGGGAAAGCATAGTATTCCTATGCAAAATCAACAGAAGGTAAACTAATGATGGACGTAGAAAAAGACGCACTAATCGGAGTGAGCAACATGGTAGAGCACGAGGATGGTTCTGCTACATTTCAGATAGAAACCACACCAGAAGCAACTCGACTTCTCGTAGAGATTGGTTTAACATCATTACTCGAGAAAGCACTCGACAAAGAGAACGAGGACTACTCTATCGACAAGTCGTTGTTGAAAGGAAAAGACGATGAGCAAGAAACCCCTAGCGTATAAAGGACTCATGGGTGGCATCACCCGTGAATCTGCCGTCAACATCTACACGTTTCTGCGTAACGAAGCGGACATGGATGATGACTTAACGTCAGTCGAGTACTATAATGGTGTGCTCGACGGTATGGGTAGTGTAATGAACGGTGAGATTTTCTCACAAAAACTCCTAGAGGAGATGAAAGCCTATGGCATCGAAACTATTGAACACCCTACGTCTGTCGCTGGAGATGACAGAAGTCTTATCGAACTTGGAGAGGACCGGTATCAAGATCGACCCAAGTGCCCTCAGTGAAATCGAGGATGAATACCGCAAGGAAATGAATGAGTTAGAGGTTAAACTTCAGAGAATGGCTGAAGATGCGATGGGTGATACCCCTGTCAACCTCAACTCCGCAGACGACAAGTCAGCCTTGTTTTACTCACGTAAGGTGAAGGACAAGAAGCGTTGGTCTTCTTTGTTTAACTTAGGTTCAGAGTTACGGGGAGCAACCCGTAAGCCGAAGAAGCGTACTAAGTACACAAAACGCGAATTCTCGCACATTGTAAAAGACGAATGTGAGCTCGTGTACAAGACGGTGGCGTCCCGTTGCACAGCGTGTAAAGGGGCAGGCCGTAAGAAAGTCATTAAGAAAGATGGTACGGAAGGTAAGGCCGTGCGTATTTGTAAGGCGTGTGTCGGAGAAGGGGTTCTTTATGTACCGACTAAAGAAATCGCGGGTTTCAAAATGTTACCGCGGGACTCTTGGGACGCCGCGTCAGCAGGATTCAAGACAGACCATGAAACACTTAAAGAACGCCTCGATGAACTTTCTGGTACCGCCAGAGAGTTTGCAGAGTCTTACTCCAGATACAACGCACTTCGCACTTACCTCTCTACTTTTGTTGAAGGACTCAAAAACAACAAAGACAGGGATAACATCGTACACCCCGATTTCATGCAATGTGTCACAGCTACAGGACGGCTCAGTTCTCGTAACCCCAACTTCCAGAATATGCCCCGTGGTTCTACATTCGCTATCCGGCGGGCAATGGTCTCTCGTTTTGAAGGAGGGAAAATCCTCGAAGCTGATTACGGACAACTTGAGTTTCGAGTCGCAGGATTCTTAGCAGACGACCCCCACATTTACTATGACGTGGAGAACAAGACTGATGTACACACTGTCACTGCTGAAATTATCGGATGCTCACGGCAAGACGCTAAGGCTCATACTTTTAAGCCGCTATACGGGGGAACGACAGGTACTCCTGATCAGCAGAGGTATTACCGTACGTTCAAAGACAAGTACGCTGGGGTAACTGCTTGGCACGACAAGTTACAGAGTGACGCAGTTGAAAAGGGATTTATCACGCTACCGTCAGGCAGACAGTACGCCTTCCCCGGTACAACGTGGACAGATTGGGGGACGGCAACCAACCGGACAGCCATTTGTAATTACCCTGTTCAAGGCTTTGCAACAGGGGATCTCTTACCAATATCTTTAGTTTATCTTGCTAAGTCTATGAAAGATAAGCAATTAAAAAGTGTGATATGTAACACTGTTCATGATAGTATTGTACTTGACGTATTCCCCGGAGAGGAGGATACTTGTACTAATCTCGTGGTTGAGGCAATGATGTCTCTTCCACAAGAGTGCCAACGCAGATATGGGATTGAATATGACATGCCAATTTCTGTTGAGGTAAAAATGGGGTCCAATTGGTTGGACACCGAAGTTGTCTACGCAAACTAAGGAGAGCGNTATGGGCGAACTGAGCGTAATGGATAATGCATTCGATGGAATGCTGGCGGCTGTAAAGTCTGGGGACCGCGAAGGTCTTATGAAACTTTCAGGCCAAGCGAACGAGGACACACCTAAAACAGGACTGTCTCGTTTAAACATTAACTACGACACCGAGACTGACGATGGTCACACCCTCAAGAAAGGTGCGTGGAAAGTATTTTATGACGGCGATTTCGTATACGCAGATAGCGTAGAGTTTCGTCCATTAGTGCGTACTTACGAGTGGAGTGTGTGGGATCAAGAAGAGGGTAAGTTTTCTTCTCGCTCGGTCCAAGCACCTTCTTTAGATTACCAATTCCCAGACACGTCAGGTGGAAACAAGTGTGGCCGCCTGTCAAAGTCAGAGGAAGAAGAGTTAGGGGAAAAGCATCCTCTTACATTAGCTTCACGTCTTGCTACGTGCAACCAAGTGTTCTACGCTTTGATTACTATGGAAGGTAAGACAGCGGATGGTACTGACGTAAAGATTGAGAATTACCCTGTAATCTCNTACTTCAAGCGTTCGGGTTTCCGCCCTGCGCGTGAAGCAATCGAACGTCTCGGCAATAACCTTATGAATGAGGTTGTGTTTGAGATGACTACCAAGCGTAACAAGATGGGTAGTGTGACTTACTTCACTCCTGTATTTACGCAAAAGGGGACTGCCAAGATGGACGACGCCACAATGGAAACAATGGCGATGTTCCTCGAGACAGTAAAAGGGTCCAACGCCAACATCCTCGAGCAACACAAGGAGGCTGTTAAAGCGAAAGCTAAAGACGAGGAAGTTGACTTAGCGGCGGACTTTAACTAATGCTGGCGGAAGTTCAAGTTAAGAACTTCCTTCAAGCGGCAACGAGGGGGGAAGCATCGCTTTCCCCTTCTGTCGTTGAGGAATTCGCACAGGACTGCCGTGAGGCACTCGAAAAGCAGTTTAGCCGTAACCCTGAGTGGCGGATACGTATGTCCGGCTTAGGGCGTCCTCTTTGTCAACAAGTACATGGACGTGACGGTAAAAATGAGGAGATGACGTACAACGCTCTTTTGCGTTTCTTAATCGGCGACCTTGTTGAGTGTGCAGTAATGGCTGTGCTCAAAGGTGCCGGAGTTAAGATCACAGAGGCACAGGGAAGGTGCCAGCTTGACGTTGGGGGAGAAACCGTACAAGGTACCCTTGATGTCATCATCGACGACCCTGTGGACGGAGAGAAGGTCTGGGACGTAAAGTCAGCAAGCCCGTACTCGTACTCTCAGAAGTTCGGGAAGGGATATGACGGACTTAAACAAGACGATCCGTTCGGGTACTTGATGCAAGGACACCTGTACGCTGAGTCAAAAGGCAAAGACTTTGGTGGTTGGATTGTTGTAGACAAGTCTTCTGGAGAGATTCAGTTTGTGCAAGCACCTGACGACCAAACAGAAGATCGAGACCACTACATATCAGAGGCGGGTAAAGTTGTGGAAGCTTTGATGTCAAACTTCTCGTACAAGAAGCCTCCGATTGCTCCTGAGCCAGAGACTTACCGCAAGGACGGGGTTGTTCCGCGAAACAGGAAATAAGTTATTGAGTAAGAACTGTACGTTCTGTGGCTATCGTAAGCACTGCTGGCCGAAAGCAATACAGCACGAAAAGGTTACATCAAAGGCGAAAAATAAACCCGTCGTCTGGTATCACACACTTAAGGTCAAGGAATTATGAAGGAACAAAACATTAAGAAGATCGTTGAGGTGCAGGGCAGAATCCTGAAACTCAAAGATAGGATTAACAAAGACGTTATCCGGCACAATCAAATGGTACTTGACGAGCTACGTCCTCTTCTCGAAGAAGTACAGTACAACACCATTTACCAAGTGGGCGACATGACGTATCGTCGCGGTAGGGAATTTTGTCAGTTAGATTGCGAAGATTACGGTCTGGGAATCAAGGCGGATGGTCTTGCAACGGTACGCAGAGTTGTAGTGGAGGATAGGGATGCCCCTTCTGATAACTCGGAAAGTTGATCGTCAGCTTCTGTACTTAAACGAAGGAGCGTATGCTGTTTACGTTGAAGCCGCAGATAAAGCGGCGGGAGACCCGTGGGTACGATGGGCTCGTAACTTTGAACGGTGCCTGCCGTTGACAATGTGGCAACACTTTGGTCAACCTTTAGGGCACGAAACGTGGGAACGTGACGGTAAGAGAGCTACAGATGAACTAATACGCATCGCAAATGTAGTGCGGCAAGGACGTGTTGTAGTTTTCCCCGGAGACGAGTATTCCAACGCACTCCTGAAAATCGGAAGTACAAGTCCGAAATTGCAGGATAGAATTTCTCAATCGATACAAGGACTTATGAACATATGAAGCAGTACATGAGACATAAGTTCCGCTCAGACTATGAGCTCAAGGTAGCAAAATACCTTGCAGAACAAAAGGTTACGTTTGAATATGAGTCTAAAAAACTTTCGTATCAGCCTAAGCTGAAGATATACACACCGGACTTTTATCTTCCGGAACAAGATATTTACGTTGAAGCAAAGGGCTTCTTTAGTCCTGCTGATCGTCAGAAGATGTTGCTGGTGATCCAACAGAATCCTTTTATCGATATTCGTATGCTTTTTATGCGAGCTTCGACAAAACTTAACCGCTCTAGTAAAACTACTTATGGTAATTGGTGCGATAAGCAGGGTATACTCTGGGCAGATGGACACGTACCACTTGAGTGGTTGGAGAAGAAAGTATGACTGAGATGATTATAGACGACGAAAAGATTGCCGCCCTCGAGCAAGCCGGTTTACTCAAGGGGCGGTACTACATTGTCTTGGAGCCAACTGAAGATGAAGATGAAGACGAGGATGGCTTTGCTATCCGTGCATATGCAACTCGAGACACTCAGGTTGAGATTGATGGCGAAAAAATGTTTGATCCAACTTATGTCATCCTGCAAGGATTGCTTGGGGCTGTCTATGAAAACTTCGATGACCTCTACGACATGGGACTGGAAAGGGTTACGTTGGAAGCACTCGGTGAAGTCGTCCCAGAAGAAGAGCTAAAGCCAGAACATCGCGACCGTATTAAGAGCATGGAGGGGAATGTCATTACGGCCAAATTTGGAGAACTGCAATGACAGATTGGAAGAACCCCGAACACTACAAGAAGAAAGACTTTGAAGCCATTGAGGTAATTAAGTCTGTACTCACGGAAGAACAATTCACTGGATATTTGCTCGGAAACTCGCTAAAATATTTACTACGGGTTAACGACAAAGATACCCCCTTGATGAACGTGGGCAAGGCTGAATGGTACGCGACCCGCGCAGAAAAAGAACTTTCGGAGAAATAATGGAACATATGTACTGTGGCAGGATTGCCATCGACTACGACCGTGATGAGAACTTTAGCGCACAAGCCTTGAAGTTACTCACGGACTACTACATGTTGCCTGACGAGTCTAGCCCACAAGAGGCTTTTGCTCGGGCGGCTTTGGCTTATTGTGAGGGTGACTATGGCTTCGCTCAACGTATTTATGATTATGCTAGCAAGCGTTGGTTTATGTTCGCTAGTCCTGTGCTTTCAAACGCACCGCTTGACGGCGTTGAGCCAAAAGGATTGCCGATCTCTTGCTTTCTCACTT